ATAACGGCAGATGGGTAGATTTCTAATAAATCTTGAGCCATCACGCCAGAATATCTGCCTTCTCCGTGGGATTTGTCTTTATAATCAAATTCATAGATAGGAATGCCACTTGGTGAAGTTCCTGTTTGTTCTATGTTTTCTTTTAAGGTTATGTCAGAAGCAAATGCTCCAACTGCTGCCCCGCCCATTGATCCAACCGCACCAATTAAAGCGTTATTTCTAGCAGCAGTTCTATCTTTGCGAGCTTGTCTACCTTGAAATGACAATTGTTGATTTTGTAACCCTTGTTGTTGAGCAAAACCAGCAAGGTCAATTCCATTATAATTTGGAGTATATCCACCAAAAGAAGTGCCAGCTCCTACTTGAGAACGACCCAAAAGAGACGAAATCTCATTAAATCTTGATGTTCTGACTTGTTCGGCTGTGGCAATGCTCGCTTGTGATAAATCTGTATATTGACGAGCAACTGAATCATCTAAACGATTCATTGACTCATTATATTGTTCGCTTCCAGCAGGGATTCCTTGATCTGCCAGTTGTTGGGATAATTCCCTTCTTTGTTGCTTGACAATTGGATCAATCATAGCTTTGCCACGATTAAAAGTGGCATCTTGGATTACTTGACCATCATTTGAAAAATCGCCACTTAAAGAGCCGCTTAATTGAGAAGCTAAACCTTCTTGGCGAAGCCTTTCAGCTTTTGTAAAGTCGCTTTCGTTAAGATTGACGCTATTTGTAAGCGGATCATAAGTTTGTGAGCCTTCTGGGGTGTTGATGTTTGGATTGTTTAAAAGTAGATCCTTTTTCTGTTCAGGAGTTAGACTTTGAAAAAGATTTGCGGTTGTTATTTCTGATTGAGTATAAGGCTTTCCCGTTGATGGGTTCTTTTTGTAAGGATCATAGGCTCCACCTGTCAAGTAAGCCCCCGCACCCTTTAAAGATGCATTTGGATTTCCAAATTGACCTTCAGAAGCTCCGAGCGTTGCAATTGCTGTTGTCCCTCTTATAACTCTTTTAAGACTAAATCCCATATATTTTTATATTATGTTACTAACGCTGACACTATAATCGGTCCTATACCAACTAAGTTGCTGTCCGTTTATGCTTGTTTTTATTCTCATTCCAAGGTCAACGCCTTGACCTGAAGAATAAATTAATTCGTTTCTTGTTAAACCTTCGGGACTCCACAAAGCCACATCCCAAAGAGCAACATCCCAAAATGACCCTATTGCCGCAGATGATGAATTTTGTGAGGTTAGCCCTCTTCCATAATCAAAATTAACTATTGAGTTGATAATCGCACTTCCATCAACTTTAATGGTATTTCTATAAGCATTTACTGTTTTTTCTTGTGGGCTTCCCAAATTGTTATAAGCGGCTTGAATATCGCAGACAATGTTTGCACCATTATCATTATAGCCATTATCAGCTAAAAAGATTTTACCATTTCCGCCGAAATAAAGGTTATTATTATATATTCCCCAAGTCGAGGCGTTTAATCCTGTAAATTTACAAGCTGCACCAGTGATTGTATTAACAATAAACTGGTGATAAATTGTGTTGGTAGCAACTGGCACATTAATCAGAATCCATCCACCTTGGGGATACATCGCAACTTCCCATCCATAATTTAAACTATATTTACTAACCGCATCAATTGCTGCACCTGACAATTTACCTCTTTGGGTAACCGCACCATCATTTTTAAAAACTTCGCTAAAAAATACAAAGTCTTGATCGGTGATAATCAAAATATCACCTGCAACCTTTTTAGCCCCTCTTATTGCTATTGGGCGACCTATTTTATAAGTTCCAAGCAAAGCCCAACTAGAGGGATCGGAGCCTTGATAAAGCAACACATCACCACTTGACATCAAAAATACTGCGTAATCATCAACACCATTTCCACCATCTAAATTCCAAGTCATCATTGAAACAAGATTACCCCCAAAAGGTGCAACTCTTGACAATTGAAATTTTGTAAAAACGCCACCAATTGCATTAGTTGCTCCATACCAAACATCTTGAGCGTTTGAATCCCAAACATAAACTCTGTTTTTATGAACATTAATACCGTTTAATTGGTTGACAATCAACCCACTTCCGCTTATGGTAGAAGCTGCTAAAGTTGTGCCGTTAAAAGTTTGTGGGGTATCCGCCCCATTTACCATAATCAAATATGAGTTAAAATTTACCCATTGCCATCTTGCATTTGTGAATCCTGTTCCTACGCTTATAATGCTGGCAGGATTACTAATATCGTTTAAAGTTGTGTCATTAGCACAAATAAACTTTCTAATTGTATTGGCGTTATACTCCATCAGGGTTTCAACATAGCCAGTCAAACCGACCGCATATTCTGTAAATCCTTTTCTCGTAGAAACAGAACCTTGTCCGGGAAACCAGTTTTCCATAATCAAGGCATCGGTTGGCTCCATAGAGCTTTCGCTGTCTTTAGTATTCAAACCACCAGAAGGGCAAGGCACATTTACTCTTAAAGCCTGCCCATTTCTTTCTTGGTCAAGTGTAGGATATGATTTGCCCAGTGTTAATACCATTTATGATCCTACAATTAATGTTGGATAACTCACCTTAAAATCATACTCATCACTTAAAGAGTGATGTCTGATTGTTCTTCTTGCTCCGTTAATTCTTGCTCTTTCAGCTACTGCACTATTTGCAATTTTTTGGTCTTCTGCGTAAGGTCTTCCTTGATTTTTTAACCATCTCCAAGTTGCATCTAGTCTTACCATATGGGCATCAATAGCTGGTAAATCCGTATCTGCTAACCATTGTGATTGACCAACTAAACTAGAACTTAAAACAACTAAATTACTCACATACTCATAAATCATTGATTCAATAGAGGAAGGGATGGGATAAATTAAAACTTGCCCTGCTCTTATTCTAAAATAATTATTTACAGCTCCAGCATTATCAGTTTTTAAAATTCTGTATTCTTCGGGGGTGACTGGACCAACTACTTTTTCATCGTTGGTTTCGTTCCAAAATGTATTATTGATAAATCTATCAAAATCAGTTGGTAAGTTATAACCAACCGTTGCCGCAACGGTGTTAAATGTTTTTTCTTTTTGCAGTTCTTGCCAATCATAAGAGCGTGCCAATTCAGTAACCGACACGGTCATTACTTCAAGCATTTGCTTTGCAACATCTTCAACATTCCCAATTATTGTTGTTGGAACACTTCCAGATTTAGTCTCTTTTAAAATTGATTGTGCAATGGTTAAAAGGTTCATTATTTTTTTGGTGCTTTAGATTTAAATTCTATATATTTGGCATAGGCGTTTTTATAAATGTCTTTTTCATCTTTAAAATAAACCCCTCTCGCTTGATCTTTAAAACGCAATCTTTGTGCCGGTCTTTCAATAACTGAATAAATATCTTCTTTGTTTTCAATCCTGATACATAATGTCATTGCTCTTGATATTTCCTCTTTAGGGGCGTCAATGTCTTCGTTGTGTTTGTATTTGATGATTTCTTTATCAAAAAAAGCTACTTTTAAAGCACCTTCCGTGACTTGCAACTCTGGCGTAACGTGTAAGATTAAATTTGTCATTTTTTCTATTTTAAAATTAATATTAGAGGGGGATTTTACGCCCCCTCATTTAGTTAGGCGGCTAAACCATCATCCATATAAGGCTATTGGATTTCTAGTTCAGCTAAACCAGTAGCAGGAGTATCTATCGCAGACGCACCTTTACAGTTTTTCACTCTATCACCAGCAACGACAGCGTCATCAATTGAGCCGGCAGTTGCAGTAGCATAGCAATTGGCATTGTCAGCAAAAGACGCCAACACCTTACCAACAGCTTTGCCAAAGATTTGATACCAACCATAGCTAGAAGCAACATTAGCACCCATTGCGAAAGCAACGGGAGCAATAGCGTTAGCAGCTAACAAAGCGGTTGAGTGATCATCTTGATTATAAGTGACTACACTACCAAGAACGGTAGAAGCTACACCTTGCAAATAAATAAATTCACCTTCACCGTAAGCAGTAGAAGCAACATCAACTGCTCTAACTCTAGTGCCTAACGGCAAAAGTTGAGTTGTTGAAATTTCTTCTATAGCTTGAGGAATTACAAGGCTATTAACAGGAACAAATTTAGACATATTTTATAAAATTTAAGATTAATAATTAATTGTGCATAACACCGTGAACTCTGGCATTGTCAATAGTCATATTACCAACAAAAACCATTGGGGTAGCATAAGCTAATTGATTAAATGCTCTTTGAGTTTCGCCAGCTTCAAACAATGATTTACCTAAATATTTCAAGAACACATGATTAGTGTTTAAAAAATACATATGAGAGGCTGGGCATTCTGGATCATAGAACACATCAGAGCCATTATACATATAGCTTACATAACCAAGCGATCCTTTTTTATCGTCAGTAATTCTTTGAATTGTGTTCAAAGAAGCTTTGAAAAAAGTAAAGTAGACGCTATCAGCCATGATCAAATCAGGGATTGAAGCGGCTTGAGCTTGGCAACGAAGATAAAGAGTATCCATCGCAGATTGAATAGTGCTTGCAGAAGCACTCACGGATTCAACTGAAAAATCATACAATTTATTTTGCCAGAAAGAGTAGTTAGCGCGGTTAATACCACCAACAGTTCCACTAGTTGGAGCATCAGCAATCAAAAGTTGCAAACCACCAATATCTTTACCGCCAGTCCCAGTCCCATCACCATACACCGCAGTTCCTAGTGTATTTTCTAAAGATGATTTGAGGTTTTTGGTTTTAGCCATCAACAAGTCAACGATTTTCTCACTACCTGCGTTTTGCTTTAATTCCAAGTCAGTGGTTGTCACTGTTCCAGTCATTATTTTTTGAGCAAATGAAGCAGTAGTGATCACATCTTGAGCAGTGGTATTAAGAGTATCATAAGCACCTTGAAACTGAACTGTATCATTAGAGGCATAAAATAATCTTTCGTGAAAATTGGCACCGCCACTTTCTTTGATGATATTTCCTTTAGCCTGCAATTTTGCAAATAAAGGGTGATTGTTAATAATGTTATCGACAATCTTAGGGGCGGCGTTATTTAGCGTAGTGGTTAATAACTGCCCATAATTAATATTAGGATTAGTAGCCATTTTGTTTATTTATTAAAATTATTAAAATTTGTAATAAATATTGACCTAGAACTAAACTATTCCAAAATCATTCTTAACAATATCAAGCAGTTCGCTTCTTTCGTTAGCGTGCTTAACTTCAACATTAGAAGTGCGTCCAGAGAATTTTTTAAGCCTTTTGGCTTTTTCTAATTCTTTTTTTCGCTCTTCTCCGGCTTTTTTGGCAATTTTAATATCCCTTTCTCTAACTAGATCATCATCCATAAGTTCCGCTTTTTTATAAGCCGCCGCCAATCTTTCTTTACGCTCTTTTGCGTTAGTTGGATAGCCTTGTTTCTTATTCATTATCGCTAGAATATCAAAAATCTCAGATTCCAGTTTATCAAAATGAGGATATTTTAAATTACCGCTCTCGTCTTCTAAGTTAGCAAAATTATCAATTTCATCATTGATAAGATTGTTCAACTCTTGTTGTTTAGAATTTTTAAGTTGTTTAAGTTCAAATTCAATATTTTTTAACTTATTGTCTTTAGCTATTTCTTCAGGCGTTCTGTAGTCATATTCCTCTTCTTCAACAGGATCAATGAGACTTTTTAAATCAACCTGAGCAAATTTTGCCAAATCTTTAAGAGTTTGGATTGGGTCTTTTTTAAAAGCATCATCAAACGCTTTTAAATTAGCCATTTCCTTTTTAGTGTTTCCTAACTCAAGTCTAACTTGGTCTTCTCTGGCACGCAAAACCTTGCCTGCTTCTATAACCTTAGCCTGTGCTTCGGGGTCTTTAATTGATGAAACAGCATCTCTAAACTCTTTTGGTTGCCCGCTGAGTTGTTTATAGAGATCACTCTTACCATCAGAATCTTTTTTATCATCTTCCGGCTCTTCTTCAAGCTCGTTTTCCTCTTGCGTGTCTTCTTCTTTTTCTTCCGCCTCCTCTTTTGTTTCTTCCTCTACTTCTTTTATTTCTTTTTTAGGCTCTTCTTTTATTTCTTCGCTGCTTTCTTTTTCAAAAGATTGAACAGTTGCTGACAACTCTTCTCTTAATATATCTTGCTCGTTCATAATTTATTTGTTTGCTGACACAATTAGTCTCAAAGTATTAATTTTAATAAATTACTTTAAAAGTAATTTGTCAAGTGATTAATGATTTAAATTTTAAATTTATAATCATTAACTGTCGTCAATTGATTTTCCAGCCGCTTTTAATGAATCCATATAAGAGAATTTGGTGGTGTAGTATTTATTATCTAAATGGCTTTTTATAGCCCCGTGTTCTTTGATGTAGCCATCAACAGTCGGATCTTTACCGCTATGATGCATAGGTCTATTTTCTTTAGAAAAAGAGGAAGCGGGCTCTATTTCCTCCCACTTATATTTGAAATTTCCTAAGTCAACCAATACTTTTCTTGTCATTTAAACAAATTTTTGAGGGTTGCTATTTCTAATCTCTTGATTCACTTTTTCAGTTTGAGCCATCGCCTGTGAGTTTATTAATGCAGTTCTTGCACCAGTCACTTGCATAACTTGTTGATGATCTCTATCAACCGCTTTGTTAGCGTCTTCAAATTCCAATTTATCTTGTGCTAATTGGGCATCTTGCAATACTTTTGCCTTTGCAATATCAATTTCTTGTTGCTTTAATTGTGCTTGAATTTGCTGGTCTTGTGCTTTCAACTGTAATTCTTGTTGCTTAATTTGAATTTCAGCTTCTGCCAACATTTCTTCAGCAGTTGGACCTTTGGGCTCTTGTTCTTCTTCGGAAATCAAAGACTCTTCAACATTTCTGCCGACTTTAAACGGTTTTGACACAAACAACATAAATTGCTTGAAGGCATCCGCAGTAATAATTCCAGCCTGCACCATCGGGAAAAATGAATTAGAAAACTCCGAGATAGAGCGAATATATTCCACCCGATCAGCTTTTTCTTGTTGTTGATCAATCTTGATTGTAGAATCAGTCTCAACATCTATTGCGAAAGTTCTTAACCTGTCATCCTTGATCAACTTTTCTAATTCTGGGATTTGTTCAGGAGTGATTGCGTAGCCTTTTAACTCTTCTAAAGGTTTCTTGATTGTCTTTTTAAAAGTCTGTTTAGCCTGCTCGTTCATCTGCTCTAACCTCGCAACTTCTTCAGGGTTATTCGGATCAGTCATTGCTTTTGCTTCATTCAACAAAGCGTCAAGTTTAGCTTGTTCAACTTGTGCGATTGCTTTAATGTCAACAATTTTTAATTGCGTCATCTGCGCTAACTCTTCAACAGAATAATTCTCAACCGTCAATTCACAAAGCAAGCGAATTAAATCTCTAACCCAAAATTCCAGTTCTTTTTGAAGAGGTTGGATTCTTGAAATAGCAAAATTTCCTTTTAATTGTTGCGCCGTGGCAGTTTCAGACGCAGTCGTGACGCCTCTCACAATATCACTAATGCCAGTAATGTCTCTAATTGAGAAGATTACACGGTCTTTTCTGTCGTTTAATTGTGCAATAGTTGCAATAATCTCGTTTAGCGGTTTAGCCATCACTAAATCGCTGATCTTTTGTTGTCCAGTTGATTTCATCGGCGTTGCTTCGCCGTCATCGCCGTTGAATAATGCGGTCATATCTGACTGCTCGGCGATAGACGAGTAAAGATAAGTCGCTTTGCATTGTTCCGTTAAAGAACGGATGCGAATGTCGATGGTGTTTAATTCTTCGGCTTGTGTTATGTATTGGCGGTAAAGTGGTATTGGTCTTAAGTCCAGCGGATTAGAATTGGATCCAAGCGGAGCGGCAATTGGGAAAAAATCTTTTAAATCGTAGGGGTCTTCTTCGTTTGACAGAATCATTCCGCCTCCGTTAAGTGTTAGAAATACTACCGACTTGCTTTCTTTGTCCCATACTTCCCATACTTCTGCCAGTTTAAAAAGTTCGTTTTCGTCGCCATTTTTGTTGTCAATTCTTGATCCGTTTAGTTCAACTTTCTTGCCTTTTCCCCCAAAATCTTCTATCAATTCGTTGCGGCTCATCCAATGCCTAAAAGCTATCCAGCGAACCTTGCACCATTCTTTATCGTTCGACATTCTGAAATCTTGCCAAGGCACATATTCAATTCTACATTTTTTTTCTGACGAATCAATTTCTTCAGATTTAACTTTAACTTTTACCCCTTCATCATTTAACTCTTCTTTTTCTACTTCAATTATCTCCTCAGGATCATAACAAACACGAGCAACGCCACGCCCGCCAATTAAAAAATCATCTCGGCATTTAGAAATGACGGTTTCAGCGTCAGAATCTTTTAAATATAGATCAATTGAGCGTTCCATCATTTCAGAAGCAACACGGTTAGTCTCGTTGTCGTCTAGGAATCTTTGAGTAATATTTGTTTTTGGAAGTCTTGAAAAGAGGAGGGGGCGAAGTGTTTGGGTGTTTG